TACGACAAACAGGAAAAGGAAGCCATGCGCGCGTTTGCGGCGTTCTGCATCTACCGCGATATGGGGCCGAAACGCTCGATTACCGGTGCCTATTTTCGCGAACGAGAAAGTGCCGGGAAAGCTGCCGGAAAAAAAGCACCGAACGACTGGTGGAGGTGGGCATCCGAACATGATTGGAAGCGACGTGCAGCGGCATTCGACATCGAGGAGGATAGGCGGCAACGTACGGAAGCACAGGAGATACAGCGGCAGGCGAGGGAAGCCTATCGTCTGCGGGTCATTCAGCAGGCACAGCAACGCGCCGATGTTGCCGGAAGAATGCTGGATAAAGTGCTTGCCCGACTCGAAAAGATTAGTGAGGGGGAGATTCCGGTGGGAGCGGTTCCGGCGTATTTGCGCGAGGCAACCGCGGTCTGGCGCGAGGCGATCAAGGTGGAGGGGATTGGACTGGGATTGCTGGATGCCGATGGCAAACCAATGGAGGAACAGGGCACCGAATGAGTTTTCGAACATTGAGTCGGGCCGCTACGGCGGTCAGGGAGCGTCGCACGGAGCGACACAGAGTGTGCTGGTCCCCCTTCCCCGGCCCACAGACACAGGCATTTGAATCAGCGGCGGATGTTATCGGGTATGGCGGTGCAGGTGGCGGCGGGAAAACCGACCTTGCTCTGGGGCTTGCCCTGTATAAACATCGGCGCAGTCTCTTCTTCCGGCGAGAGTACCCACAACTGATGGGAGTCGAGGAACGCAGTCAGGAGATTCTGGCAGGCGTCGGAACCTATCATCAGCAGAAACGCCGATGGATCATTCCCCCGCTTGCGGGAGAGCCAGGACGCGTTCTCCGGTTTGGGGCAATGCAATGGGAGAAGGACCGGGAGAAGTGGCGCGGAATACCGGCAGACCTGATGGTTTTCGATGAGGCACAGAACTTCCTCCTGTCGCAGGTGCTTTTTGTTTCGACATGGCTTCGTACCACCGTTCCGGGACAGAAAACCCAACTGTTGCTCTGCTTTAATCCACCGACAAATCCGGAGGGGCAGTGGCTGATCGACTATTTTGCACCCTGGTTGGAGGAGAAACACTCGCGACCCGCTATTCCGGGAGAACTGCGCTGGTTTGCGAGGATGCCGGACGGGACGGAGCAGGAGGTTGCCAACGCGGAACCGATTCTCGTAGCGGGGCAGACGCTGACACCAAAATCGAGAACATTCTTCCCGGCAAGGGTACAGGACAACCCGGTCTACAGGGCGACGGGATACCTCTCTCAGTTGCAGACGCTGCCAGAGCCGTTACGTAGCCAGATGCTGCTGGGCGATTTCACGATCGGCATACCGGAGGACGCATGGCAGGTACTGCCGACCCCCTGGGTGAGAACCGCGATGGAGAGACATCGGGAGGGACGTCCACCGGGTGTGCCGCTTTCTGGACTCGGGGTGGACATCGCCTGCGGTGGCGACGATAGAACCGCGCTTGCACGACGTTATGGAAACTGGTTTGACCGTGTGACAACGATTCCGGGCAAGCAAACGCCGGATGGGGAGAGTATCGCGGCCTTGATTGTCGCCGCGCTGGGGGGCGCAGACATACGGCCCAATCTGGATGTCATCGGGGTTGGGCAGGGGGCACGAACCGCATTGAAGATTGCGGGAATACCCTGCAATGAGATCAATTTCGCGGCGGCAGCACAGGGGTCGGATAGAAGCGGGAGGTTACGATTCGCTAATGTGCGGGCTGAGGCCCACTGGATGCTGCGAGAGGCACTGGACCCGGAGAGCGGCGAGCAACTGGCATTACCGGAGGACCGGGAACTGCTAACCGAACTCTGTGCGGCGCGGTGGTCCCTGACAGCGCAGGGTATCCAGATCGAACGGAAAGAGGAGATCGTGAAGCGGCTCGGGCGGTCGCCAGATAAGGCGGATGCAGTTATTTTAGCCTGGTACCGGGCAACATCCGTGAGCTATGGCAAGAATCCGTGGGGAGGAAAATGAGATGTTTGGATGGGGCAAAGCGGATGGAGTGGCGAGTGTCCTGTTGGGGCAGGCACAGCAGGAACGGGAGGCACGGAAGCGGCGAATCGGGGAGGCATGGCAACGCTATGAGGGACAGCATCCCAAACCATTGAAGCCCTCCCTGACCGACCCGGACGGACGAGACAATACCACAGTCAATCTGGCACGGAAGACTGTGGACATTGCGGCGTTCTATCTCTTTGGAAAACCGATTGCGTTTGAGGTCGGGAAGGAGGAGATGGTGGAAGGAGTGCAGAGTCGCGCGGACGAGCAGGATGCCTGGTTGGAGTCCTGCTGGAAGGCGAATCGACAGGCGACGTTTTTGCTGGAGTTTGCCACCTCCGCCGGTGTCTCTGGGGACGGCTTTATCCGTATCTATCCGCCGAAAGAGGGCGAGAAGCATCCCCGATTGGTATCCCTGGACGCCGCAATGGTGGAGGTGGATTGGGACCCGGAGGACTACAATCGTGTTCGTCGATACCTGGTGGAGTTTAATTCGGTGGACACCATGGCACGCACCGTGGAGGCACGGCGGCACCGGATCGAACGCGATGGCACGGGGTGGCGCATCACGGAGGAGGTTAGCAAGGCGGATAGTGTGACCTGGCTGGTAATGGGTGAGGAGCGGTGGCCCTATGCGTTCGCACCGATTTTTCACTGTAAAAACCGGTCGGCTCCGCACTGCTATTACGGGACGAGTGATATCGAATGCGATGTTCTCCATCTGAACGGGGCAATCTCCTTTGTGCTATCCAATATCAACCGTATTCTGCGCGTACACGGTCATCCTCAGTTGTATATCGCCGGGACGGGGGCACCGGAAAATGTGGATAAAGCCATTGATTCGGTGCTCTATATTCCGTCACCGGAGGGCAAAGTGGGAACGGTGCCCATGGTGACAGAACTGTCAGCGCATTTCGGGCAGTTGAAGGAACTCAAGGAGGCGTATCACGAGTTGACCAGTGTTCCGGAGATCGCGAGCGGCAAGATGGAAAATGTCGGTCAGTTATCCGGTATCGCGCTTCAGATTCTCTACGGTCCCCTGATGCAGTTGATTTCCGTGAAGCGCATGTTTTACGGGGAGATGCTGGTGGAACTATGTGAGGCGTTGCTGGTGCTCGGTGGCTACACGGAGGAACTGCCGGTTACCATTCACTGGCCCTCCCTGCTGCCGCACGACTCGAAGACGGAGCGCGATGTTGCGGCGATGGACCAGGAGATGGGGATTGTGAGTAAGGGGACGATTGCGGCACAGTTTGGTTACGATTTCGCGGCGGAGCGTGCCAAAATCGCCCGAGAACAGGCGGCAGAGCAGGACGCTAAGGCGGCACTATTCGACCGTGGTGGGGATACCGGAGAGGCATACTAAGAGAGCGAAACATTTTTTTGTAGATTTGTAATATTGTTGTGATTTGCTGAGAGAGGGAGAAAATGCCGGACATTTATGAGGTTGCGGCAGAGCATCGGCGTGATTTGCTGAACCGTGAGCAGTCTGCGACGGAGCGGATGAGGGCCGCCTATGCGGTGGCGCATCAGGGGATACAGGAGGCTCTCGATGCTTTGCTCCAGCAGAGAGAGGCCGCACAGGCGAACGGGGAAACCGTAAATCGTGCCTGGCTGAACCGCTGGGACCGGTTGACCGACCTTCTCCATCAGGCAGAAAGCCATTTGGCTACCTTCGCGGGGATGGCGGGACAGGAAGTCGTCGCTCTGCAACGCCATGCCGTGGAAGTGGCACAACAGAACACTCTGGCAGAGGCACAAACCATGGAACCGACGGTGTCGGGTCAATGGAACCATTTCCCGGCGGACGCCATGTTCGATCTGGTGGGATTTATGGGCGATGATTCACCGCTGACAGAGTATTTGCAGAGGGTGGTCACGTCCGTACCGGAAGAGGGAAAGCAGGACGCTAAAACCGGTGGAGGAGGAGTTACGGGGATTCGAAATGCACTACTCCGCGGAGTGGCGATGGGCCGGAGTTCACGGGAGATTGCGCGGGAGGTTGAGAAGGTGAGCGGTATCTCGCTGACCCAGGCACTGACGATCTCCCGGACGGAGACCCTGCGTGTCTATCGGGAAAGCAGTCGGCGCACCTATGCTCTAAACCGGGATATTCTTTCGGGTTGGCGGTGGATCTGCGATCTGGGAGCGCATTGCTGCGCGATGTGCTGTGCGATGCATGGCACGATCCATAGTGTGGAGGAGTCGATGGGGACACATCCCGCCTGTCGCTGTGTGAGTGTCCCAGTGCTGAAAGGGACAGAGAACACCGAATTCCGGACGGGGGAGCAATGGC